TTTTCGGATAGTAACTTATCAAAGCTTCTACCTAATTTGATGTTCCCTGCCCCGTAAAGGAAGGCGTAGGTAACAGTCTTAACTTGTCGACGGGTAATTCCGATTCTATCGGCATTGGTTTGGTGTATATCTCCTGTTGTAAGGATTCGAGCATAACGTCCTTTATCGTATCTGGCGAGGTAGTGGGCGAGCATCCTGAGCTCAATACCACTAAGATCGGCAGAGACCAGAACTTTAGTAGGTGTAGCTTGAAATAGCTTTCTAAATCTTTCGTCACTTGGTACTTGGGCTAAATTTGGTTTTCTGTGTGCACATCGAAATGTGTTGGTGGCGACAGAACAATGATGGTGTATCCTGTTACACGTCGTAACAAGCTTCTGCCATGCGTTCACGCCTTCCGAGATCATCCCCAATTTCTTGGTAATATCGAGACATTGAAGAAACAACAGGGCTGTCTCCGACCCAATATCCTTTAATACAGTCTCGTCCACGACTGCTTTGCCTGTGGCAGTGAGTTGTGTCGGTGTCCAGTTCTCGTGGGTCTTCAGTATCCATGCTATGTGGTCTCTTGATGTTGGGTTAAGTTGTTTAAGTTTTGTAAATGGGCATCCTTGTATGTACCCTTGTGTCCGGTTATTTCGCTTAGGTGTAAACACTGTTCCAGCAACGAACCCGAATTTTCTGCGTAATACTTCTGTAGCTTCTTCCAGTTCTCCTCTGAGAGTTGATTCGAGCTCGTATGCTGCTCGTTCGTCGAAATACCATCCATGTTCTTCTTGTTTCTGTAGTATGTGTGCGACCTGATGTTCTAGTTGGACCCAATCAGGTAAGGGTGGAAATGTTGGCATAGTTTATTAGTAACAATAACGTCTTGTTCGCAATAGTCCTCCATCTCCTGTGACCATTCTAGCCAGTCGGAAGTCTCTCCAAAGTTCCCCTTGTATTCTCCCAACCTGTAGCCATATGACTCTAAAGAGTGGCGACCATACAGTTTGGTAGGCATACCTTCGACCTGAGACTTCTTGTCTGTTGCAAGCATGTCAGCGTGGTATAGCCTTGATAATATTAGTGTATCTACTATCACACCCTTCGGTTCAAAGAAAGGGTAGATGTGTTTTATCACTGGCAAGTCAAAGCCAATGATGTTATGTCCTATAATAGTGTCAGCAAGTTCTAGATACTGAACTCCTCTGACTATAGGGTCTGTCTGTCCTGTGTCATTATATCTGGTGATCTCACCTGTCTCGTAGTCCATGGTAACAAGGCAGTGGATCTCCTTATTCCTAGCTGTTATTGGTGTTGTTTCTAGGTCGAACAGGAGGGTAATAGGTTTTGTCTTTGAATTGTGCTTTGTCAATGTCTCTCCTAGTGGGTGGGTTCGGTCTGATAAGCCTAGAAGTCGACGGCTGGGTCGAACTCTGGCTGCTCGTCTGTCTTAGCTTCATAAAATTTGCAAGTGGATAAATCATACTCTAATTTCGTAGCGACTCCAACCTCTCCTGAGTAACGGTTTTTAAGAACTCTGACAGTTGTTGTATTGTTACTATCTTCGCTTTGTTGGTCTCGTTCCAGAGCGATGACGCTATCGCTGATCTGAGAGATCGAATGAGAGCCTCGTAGTTGTCCGAGGGATACACGTCCTCCCTCCTCGTGCGCATTACTGTCACTGTTGCTTCTCCTTAAATGTGATACTAAAAATAATGTGATACCTGTTCTTTCAACTAAGCTTCTCAACCTAGTCATGGTGGAATCTATCATTCTTCTTTCATCACCATCAAGTCCTGACAATAATATACTGAGGTGGTCTAGGAATATAACACGACATTCCAGTCCACTGGCAAGGTACTCGATCCTGTTGTAAATAACATCTGGGTCAAAGCTACCAAAGCCATCAAAAAGATAGACGTTCCAATTAGCAAGCGTAGCATCAAATGCCTCCTTGAGTTCTGTTTCTTCGTGTTCTCCGATGTGGAGTGCTTTACCTACAGCTGCTGACATCAAGCCAAGAGCTGTACGCTTTGTGTTTGACTCCAGTTCGAGTACACCTACTGTCTCTCCTTTTTGACAAAGGCTAGACGCTAGGTCTCTGACGAACGAAGTCTTACCACTGCCTGTACCGGCTGTGATCGTAATTAGTTCTCCATACCTGATACCATGTAGCTTCTCATTCAATCCTGAGTAGTCATACTCGTGTGCACATGGTGGTGTTGGTTCAGTTACTACATCAAATAAACTTTTACCATCTAGTATTCCATCTGGTCGGTATGGTTTTGCATCCCAGATGGCTCGTCTGATACTGTCAGCATCCCCAGCTTGGAGAGCATCTGAAGCATCTTTATAATTTTCGAGTCTAGCCACCTTGACTCTACCGGACGGGAGTATTCCCGAGGCAAGTTCAGTGGCCTGACGCCCTGCGTCGTCGTTGTCGAAGAACAGGACGATTTCTTGGTATCCTTGTAGGAATGGGATTTGCTTTTGTAAGTCCTTCTTGGCACTTGCCGCACCATGAGGTAGGCTGACCATCGGCCAACCTGACATAACCTCGTAACAAGAGGCTGCATCTAACTCTCCCTCAGTGATGACAATTCGCTTGCCAGTTGTAGGAAATAGGTGTTGACCAAAAAGCGTGTCTGTAGATCCTCCTTCGTAATGGAAGTCTTTTGATTTAGTCTTGATTTTAAAGCCAACAACTGTCCCATCTGCTCCATAATATGGGAAACGTAAGGTGTTACCATATCTGTAGATTCTGTAGAAGTTGTTGGTTGCTTCGCTGATTCCTCGCTTTTTAAGGGCTTCTGCTTCTCCGAGGAATCGGGCTTGTGTTTTGTTGTCATTTGTCATTCGTGTATGGGTGTGTGTCCAGTCTTCGGCTGGAGTATAGGTGTTACACGAAAAGCAAAACTTGTGACCATCAGAGTAAACTGAGTTAGCATCTGATGAACCACAGTTACTGCAAGGTTCGTGTGCCACAAATTCGCTTTCTTGTTTCATATTAACCAATCTATGGGGATGGCATGTACCGCCGCCCATTTGATGCCATGTTTTTCACACCATTGGGCATAGGTAGTTTTTGATTTCTTTGAAATCTTATTGAAAGGTGCTTGGAATACCATACGCAAGTCTATGTCAGGGTTATCCTTAACTACAGCTAGTATCTTACGTCTGTCTTTCGCATCCCAATAACCTTTTGCTTCGAGATATATACCATTAGGTAGTATGAAGTCAGGGTTGTAGTGGTGCATGATCGTGTACGCTACTTGATGTGTCTCGTACTCATACTCTACTTTCAACTGACCTAGCAGATCAGCTACCTGTTCTTCTAACTTAGACCTAAAAGTCTTCTTCTTCTTCCGGCTCATCTTCAGCAGCTGGAACTGGCTTAGGTTGTGATGTTTTAAACCCTTGGGTTGTACCAAATAGGTCAGCTACATCAGCCTCGTCCATAGTGTCTGTATCGACTCCAGCACCTTCTTTAATCGAGACAACTTGTACTCCAAGTAACTTGAGTGAACTACCATAAGTAACTCCATCCTTCAAGATGTAAGGCTTCTGAAAGAAACCGAGCTTAACTGTAGATCCTCCATATAGTGGTGTCTTCTTATCTGTTACTGGTGTTCCCTCGGTGTCAACTACGCCGGGTCTCTTGTCTTCTCCCCATGAGAATTTGATCTTGTATTTGCCGTCAGCTACCTCTTCCCATGGTGTAGGCTTGAGTGTAGCTCTCTTTGGGTTCTTCAACTTGCTTTGTGCCCATCCGAGCAAAGCTTCTCTCTCTAATTCTAAGGCTTCGATCATGTCTTCACCAACTACAGCAGCTAGTGAATAACCGAACTTGCCCGGTTCCAGTATGGCTTGAAAGCCTTCCAGTTGTACTTCGTTTGTTACGTGTACATTTTTAGTCATCAGTTCCGTTCTCCTTGTGGTATGCGTCTATCTTAGACTGTATCTCAGTCTTTGAAGTTTGTAAGTAGTCAATCCTTTCGTTGATTGCTTTGAGTTGTGCGTGGTATTGTTCGTGTTTAGCCTTCTCTATGTCCTCTTTCGCCACGACGTAGATCTCTGTTGGTGCAAAGAAGCTACTGAAAAAGGAATTAGGTGAATAGAAAGCCTGTTTGTAAATGTCTATTGTCATTTTAACAGAAAAAATAAGTGGATTCAATAACCGACTCTGGCTGTAGATCACCAATAATCGGTGGTTCTGTCTCTGCTCCTATTTGGATGGCAAAGTCACGGAGGTAGTCATGTTCTGCAAAGAGAATCATGTACGTCTCCCTTATTATAGCAGATAGTTTATCCATATCGCAACATCTGCTTAACACACTGTCATGGATTAGTGCGATTGGTTCATCAAAACTACGCACAGCGAGGTGTAAGAGAGATGCGTCGAGACTGTGAATAAGGTTGGGTGCAGTGGCTGCCTTGTGCCTACTGAGATCGACGTCGTTAGTCTCATCTGTAGCAACACTAAGTTGACATCTGCCAAGAAGTTGTAGGTCTAGACGTTCTACTTTCTTCTTCATAATCCGTTGCTTAACAACGAAACCTGATGGTGTTGTCCATTCAACATGATCTGCTCCATGCTTGATAGACTTAGACACCTCTGTCTCGATCCATTTCATAACTGACA